AGCGCCGCCTCGCGATACTGCTTGGCCTGGTCCGTGAGTTGTTGCGCGCGGTCCTGCAACGTCTTCACGGCGGCCGGCGATTGACCATAGCGCGATGCCTGCTGCAGAATTAGTGCGGCATGCGCGTCGAGACGATCGGCTGCCACAATGCGCCGGTCCTGCTGGCCATTATTTGCCGTCTCGCGCGATGATGTAGGTGCCGCAGGCTGGCCGGTGGTGCCGTCCTGGGTGATCGTGCCGCCACCTACTGGACCAGGAGGCGCACCCTGCTGATCGCGATTGCCGGCAAACGGCGCTGGCTGGCCGCCAAGGCCGGCGCCACCTTGCGGGCCGCCGCTCATGATCTGCGGCGGCGACGTTCCCGGCTTGTACGGGAAGATCGAGCCGCCGCCCGTGCTCGGGTGCTCGCCCGTGATGCCGCTGGGGCCGGTCGCTGCATTCGGCGCCATCGGCGTGAATGTCTGCGGCGGATTGCCTTGGCCACCTTGCGGCGCTGGCTGGCCGCCGAGAACTGCCTGATTGCCGGCTGCATTGCCCTGCTGCAAGCCCATTTGGAAATATGGCTGCGCGGCTTCAGGGCCGCCGATCGCCAGCAAGCGGGTTGCCATTGCATTGTAATCGGGATTTCCCTGCTGATCGGTAGGAAACCCGTCCTTGAACGCCGTCTGCAGGGCGCGCTTGACGCCGTACTGCTGGCCCTCCTGATACGAAGTCGGGAGCGACGCGATCTGTGAGCCGAGGTCGAATTTCGGCAGCGAATAGCTGGCGCCTTCCGGTCCTTTCACCGTCAGATAGTCTTGGGGACTGGCCATTGATCAGTCCTTTATGCCGCCGCGATTTTGGCTGCGGCATTGGCGCCGCCGAGCAGCGTGTTCCACAAGTTGCCGGACGCGGTGTATTGAGCGAGATCCGCATTGGCCTGGGCGTTGCCGATGCCCGTGGCAGCGCCGTAGGCCGCATTGCCCTGATTTTGCAGGCTTTGATTTAGTTGACTGCCGGTGCCCTGATTGAGGGCGGCAAGGAGCTGTCCGACATTGACGTTGGTTCCAGCGAGGCCCGAGGCCGTGCCGAGGTTCGCGCCGCCAATGCCGGAGGCGATGTTCTGGTTGAGACCGCTGACCTGGTTGCCGTAATTCTGGTAGGCGCCGGCAGTTCCTTGCGCCGCCGCATTCGAAGAACCGATGAACGGCTGCAGGTTTTGCAGATATTGCTGCCAGCCCTGATTGGCGATGCCGGAAGCCTGTTGCAAGGTGTCGACATTCGTCGCACCCGAATTGGCCTGTCCCGTCGCCTGCTGATTGCGCAGCAGGTTCTGCATCATCTGGTCCATTTGAAATTGATAGCCGGGGCCGGCTTGGAAATTCTGCACGGCTTGAGCATTGCCGGCCGGACCATTGACGCCGAGCGCATTGGCATAGGCGTTCTGCCCGGCCTGACCAGTCTGTAGGTTGGGCTGGTATGCTCCCACTGATCCGGCGAGCGCTCCCCCCAGCGCGCCGGTACCGGCGCCGAGCGCCTGTCCATAGGCGCCGGTCGCGCCGGTTAGGCCTGAACCATAAGCATTCGTCGCGTTGCCCAGCGCGGTATTCAGCGCGCCGGTGCCGGTGCCGAGCGCGCCCGTGAGCGCATCGCGGCCCTGGCTGAAAAACGGCGTTAGATTGGCGTAGCCCTGCTGAATGCCGGCTTTCTGCGCATCCGCAGCGTTCTGCGCGTCTTGCCCGCTAAAGTAGTCGAAGAGGCCGATGACACGTACTCCTCATATGGCAGTTACGTTGGAGTAATCGTCGTGGTGTTCGTGCTACTAATGGTGCTTGCACCACTTCCTGCACTGTGAATATTTGGCCCCACGACAGCCCTATCGGCCGCGGCTCGCGCAACGACCATTGTCATGCTGGCAAGCGCCGTCCCGCTAAAAAATCCTACATTCCCGGTGATGCTGAATGTACTCGTACTGTCGATATCCATCGCATTGAAACTTCCCGAGTTCATGCTGCAGGTCATAAGGTTGTTTGATATGTTCAAGCATGAAACCCACAAGCCGTTTGCGTCACTTGGTATATAGACCGCTCTGCAGGAACTAAGCCCAGAGGTGATTCCAAATTCATTGCCGATTATCGTGACATTCACGAACTGACCTGTGGTGCCGAGCCTCTGCATAACGATGCCATACGGATTCGCTCCGGCCATGGCTTCAATGCTGTTTCCGGTTATCATCAGGAGGCTGGAATTTGTTGCATTTGGCTGTTGAAGTATGATGCCGCCGTTCGAAGCAAATATCTTGTTGTTGATAATACGCGCACCTCCAACGCCCCTCAATATGATAGCAAAAGAAGCAGTTACCGAAGATGTTGAAAACACATTATCATCTATGCTGAAATCTCCCCCATCGGGGGCAACCGGGTTTTGCGCGATAATTCCGGCACTGGAATATTGTTGAAAAGAACAAGCTCGAATTGTATATAGTTGACTGTTGACTACTGACAGGCAAATATCCGCCGATATGATCGCCAAATTATCAAACAAACATGAAGCGGTAAAAGACGCTCCGGTCGAGCACGACAATGAAATTCCAAATGTCCCAGTCGTGGCGGCGGAAGGATAACGTATCCCGAAATCCCTACAGAAAACGCCGGTGTTTTGAGGAATTGAAATGTTGAGACAATTTATCCCAACTGCCGGACTCAGAATAGACGTAAGATAACCGGTTCCTAGAAAACTAACGAGACCAGTTACAGACAATGCCGTGGTAATTTTATACGTTCCGGCAGGGAAGAAAACGATACCGCCTCCAGCGGCCTGCGCTGCATTGATGGCGGCCTGGATTGCCGCCGTATCGTCGGTAGCGCCGTCACCAGCGGCGCCATAAGGCGCATCCTTGACATTGATAAAAGATGCATTGGGCGCACTCACGTTCTTGTTGATGAAATCGAGCCACTGCCCGAATTCAACGGTGGGAATGCCATTAGGGACGCCACCGGTCATTATGACCGGCTGACCGGCTGGCGTCAGTGGCTTTAGTGCTGCTGTCATGATGCTGGTGGCGGCTCCAGTGGGTTGGTGGACATCGTGCCGCCGAGAAATCCGTCGTAGACGGGATCGCTGCAGTCGATCCGCCAGCGCACGCCTTGTATCCCGGACATGCCGCGCGACTTCACCGAGGCGCGCACGCCCTTGACGTGCTGCTGCGTCCCGATCTGCCGAATTGCGGGATAGTCCCAGGTGATGCCGCCGTCCTTCGAGCACGATATGGCGCACACCGGGGCGACCATGTTATGCGGCGCCGTGACATCGGTAACCGTCCCGCCAAAGGTCCAGGCATTGGCCCACAGCGAGCCCTGCAGATCGATGTGGGTCGGATCGACGATGGTTGCCACCCATGTGCCATTGGCTTCGGTCGTGCCATGGACGCCGGCGACATTGACCTGATCGTTGTTTGTCATCCCCGCTGTCGAGATGACCTCCAGCCGGATCAGATGCGAAGGCGAGGCCGCCGTTCCCACGATATTGGTGATGAAGTTGGCGACGTTTTCGCCCACCCCAAACACGAAATTGAAATCCGCGCGCGCGATCCTGGTCTGGCCGGGGAATGCGCTCACTGGCCCGCTCTCGATCCGCGAGCGCAGCGGTGCCCCATCCTCGGTGAAGTTCTGACTATCGGTAAACAGCAGGTTTCCTGATTGCGTATCGCCCATCAGCCATTTGCCGAAGGCGTTGTGGCCGCCGACGCCGCGCCACGGGCCATAGAGCCCAGTAGTAGCGTTGAGGCTCTGCCGCTCGTTCCACTTCTGCGTCGAGAGGTTGAACTGCCAGGTCCAGGTCGAGGACGTGAGCGTCCAGAATTTACGACCCGCCGAGATGTGGACGCCGGCCTTGATCGTATCGCCGGCCTTGACCGCGAACTCGATCAGCGTGTTGAGCGCCGGCGGCGAGATCGCCGGACCCGGCTGCAGCGTGTTGTACGGCAGGCGATAGACGTTGAAGTCTTGCGCCACCCAGATCAGATCGTCGAAGCCGGTTTCCCATCCCGCGATTGCGCTCTGCTGCACCAGCCCATAGGCCAGCGTCATGAATTTTGTATAGGGATAGGCTGGTGTCGGGGCTGCCGTGTCCTGCCAGACCTCGCAGCCGCCCGTGGTGAAAAAGTACATCATGCCGTTGAAGGCAATGCCGCGGAGCAGTACGACATCCGACTTCGACTGCAGCTTGACGAACGTGAGCGCGTTCTGCGTCAATGCATTGATCCCCGAAGCAAAGACGCGGCCATCCGCGATCGTGAAGTGAAAGACGCCATCCTGGAACGCCACGCTGTTAGGCTGCGGCAGCACGCCGCCGCCGTTGTAGGAGACGGGCGCCGCCCCACCGGTCGACGTGAACGCCCCATCCCCCGGACTGACGATCACGACATCGACGGTGACGGCCAGATCGCGCGCGATGCTGATCGGAGCCGTCCCCGGTATGCTGCCGAGCGAGGTCACGCCGCCGCCCGCGTCGACCGTCGAAAGGTTGTTGTTCCACACCTCATAGGACAGATTATTGACGATCAAGCCGCCGCGATAGCCGGTCTGGGACGTGACGGCGTGGCGTGTCAGCCCAGGCGATCGTCGCCAGACTTGCGGTGATGGTCCGGTAGGATGCTGCGCCTCGCCCAAGGCTTCTGCGTATCGATTGATGATCCTCCCGGCCGATTCCTGCGTGTTGTCGCCGGGATGCAGATTTGATCCGGGGAACGAGCTCAACGGCCATGGGATCGGGATATAGGGAGTGTTCGGCATCAGAAATAAGTAACCTTGAGCGGTTCTAACGTCGGCTTCAATCGCGTGATCTGCTTGAGCGAGAGTGCCGCGGCTCCTCCTCCGATCGGCGTTGTCACGCCGTCGCCGAGCCCCGCATTCATCATGTCGGTGCGGTCCTGCCCGGTGTAGCTGAACTTCTGGCATACCTCGCCGGCGATGATGGAGGCGAGATCGAGGAACCACGCGCCGGGAACGGAACTCGTATCGTAGCTCGACAGCGTAATGATCTCCAATCCGGCAAGCTTGCGCAAGATGGCGTCATAGGCCGAGAAGACGTAGTTGTAGTCCTCTGGATCGGTAGGCTGCCCGGCCGACTTCACGCCCAGTTTCGCCAGCGTCTCGTCAATCAGGTCGTTGACTGTGCGGTACTGGCCGGCGTAGGGAGCCATTACATATCCCCGCCGTCATTGCTGGCGTGCTTGATGCCGAGGTTGCTGTTCATCTGCTCGACCTTCATGTCGAAGAACGGACGCAGCATCGCAATATCCTCCTCGGCGACGCCGATCAGCTCGCGCATCGATTTCTCGACGTCCCAGCGATAGACCATTTCCCGCGGGGTCTGCTCGTCGCTGCCATCGGTGCCCGCCGCCGCGAACCAGGCTTGCGCCCAGGAGCGGTATTCTTCCGCGGTTTGCGGCTTGCGGCCGTGCGCGATCGGTTTGACGAACCGCGGGAAGCCCTCGACCTCGAAGAACGGATTGTCCTTCAGCCGATCCGGCATGAAGGTGAGTGTCCTCACGGTGCGCGTGGTATGGGTTCCGTCGGCCGCGACATGGTGTTGGGGCATATCGTCCTCGAAGTAATGCCGCTTGTTTTTTCGTGACATCACGACAGGCTTGTTGGCGACAAAAAGAACCCCGTTCACGGTCGCCTGCGACTTGTCCTCGGGGCCGGGATGGAACGTGACCTTGAGTTCAGCCTTCGGCTCGCTCTTGGCACGGGTCAGTTCTGCGGTGCTGTTCATTTCTCACCTCTATCGCTAAGGAACCACCGAACTACGCCATCCGCTGCTGCTCCCGGCGAGATTGTTGGGGACGCGCACGAAAATGGCGGATTGACCGGCCGGAACGGCGAGCACCTGATTGACGACGCCGTTGTTGAACTCGCCTGCGGCCGGGAAGGCATTGATCGAGTTGGGGCCGTCATTGATGACCCACACCATGGGTCCGGCATCACCCGAGAGGACGCTCTTGAGGATGACGCTGGTGCCGGCGCCGCCGCGCAGCACGCGAATGCCTTCTCCGAGTATTGATGTGGCGCCGGCTTGGACGGTCGCGCCGCTGGCGCCGCCGGCGGTCTGGTTATCATCGATCACCGTACCGGCGAGCGAAAGGCTGTTCAGCACAGCGTTATTGGCTAGGCTCATGGATCTATCCTTTCATGAGGAAGGGGCGGGAGACCCCGCCCCGTTGCCCTCAGCATCCGGGAGCGGTGGCGCCGAGTGCGACCGGCCCGCATAGTCCGTCATTGGGAGCGGCGTATTCCAGCACGATGGCGGCGGCTCCAGCCGTTGCGGCCGTGGCGCCTGTATACGCGATATTTGCCCAGATATCGAAGCCGCCATTGCTCCCGGTCTGGGCGATGTTGTTGCCGGTCGATTGCACACCGAGGCCGGTCGCCGTGACGATGGTCAATTGCGTGACACCGGCGGCGCCGTGCGTCGAAGTTCCCGCCACCAGCAATGCACCCGTGCCGGAAGCCGTGCTCAATGCAACGGTGTCGGTGGTGGTGGAGTTGAACGAGGTGAATACCTCGAGGACGCCGCGCAGGATCCATGAATTGTATGGAACGGCGCCGACTTTATAGGAACAGTTGCCGGCCGCGGCAGGGAGTGGGCAGGAATTGAAATTGACCGGGAACCGCATGTAGTGGACTTGCTGGGTCGGGAATATACGCGGCGAGAACACGGGTTGAGCCGCGACATAGAACCCGGAGCCAACGACGAACAGAGCAAGCGCGAGGCCGGCAAGAAATCCGCCGCTCACCCGCGAGATGAGATTCTTCATGGGATTGCCTTTCAAGTTGGGTTGAGGGACGGAACCGACGCTGCCGCCTCCTGACGAGCAGCAGCGCCGGGCCGATAGAACCGCGAGGGCAGCCGCGGCTCTTATGTGTCATTCGCCGAGGCGAAATACCCGTAGAAGATGCCCCAGCTCTTGTAGTTTCCGGCCGGGTTCGCCTTGGCGATGGTCTTGAGGCCATAGGCCATTTCGACGCCGACGCCGCGGAAGAACTGGTAGTCGTCCTCTTTCAAGAACGTCGGGCGAGGCATTCTGCCCCATGCCCAGGCCATGGCGGATTGTCCGCACATGAACACGGGCGCGATCTGGATGCCGCCGGCGCCTGCGGTGGTGTAGGTCGTGGGCAGCCGGATATCCAGCTCCGGGATCTCGCGGAAGATCATGCCGTTGTAGAGCAGGTCGCCGTCTTGGAAGAGCGGGTTCTTGTCGAGCCCGTCGCCTTCACGCGGACGCGCCTGGGTATTGGCGTTGATGATCGTGGTGTCGAGCTGGATGTCGCGGAAGCAATTCGACCCCACGAAGACCACGAAATATTCCCGGCCGTTTTTCAGCTTGTAGGGTCTGATCCTCGGGTTGGCTTTTTTGGCCAGCCGCTTCATCTTATTTGCCGCGGCGGCGCTGAAGGTCATGCCGGACGTGACATTAGCGGCCGAGGTTGCCCAGTTGCCGGGCGACAGGTTGCCTTGGCTGCCACCAAACAGGACGCGATCGGAGTTGTCGGTGGTGAATGTGTTGCGTTGTGCTGGGGTTGCCGCGTCGAAAAACGCGCCGTTGACGCGCTGGCCGCCGGCAGAGCCGAGACCGGCGGGCTGTGTGTTCTGGATCGGGATCGTGTTGAACGTGTCCACGATCTCGTTGCGCTGGAGCTCCTTGCCCCAGTCTTCGAGCAGCGGACGCGCCTGGCCGAATAGGTCGATGCTCGACTTCTGCTCTTCGGACTTCGGGATGCGGACGGCGTTTCTCGCCCAGTCGATCCACATCCGATCGCCGAAATTGTCGATATTTTCTTCGTTGCCGACGAGCGTTCCGGTCGAGATCGCGTTGGCCTTGAGCCTTGCGACCAGCGGGATATTGATCTGCTCGCCGCCTTTTTTCAGGTCATTGATGACGCGGATGATCGCGGTGAGTTCTGTGCCCACATACGGGCTAAACAGGTTCTGCCGGATGTATTCTCGTGTGACTTCCTTGCGGAAGACGATGAGTTTATTTTGGGCTTGTACGGTAGTGATGGCCATGGCCAGACCCCTTCAAGGGTTGGCTACGGACTTCTTAGCGGAGCGCGCCGAACCGGCTAGGCCGGGAAGCGCGAAGCGTAGCTAGTTGAATGCGTCTCGGAAGATGCTTTCCTCGGAACCGTCGAAGCCGCGCGGGTCGAGGTTACGGCTATTGCCGCCCTCGCGCCCGACGCCGCCTGCTGAGTTCAATGAGGGAAGCCGGGGACTAGTCCCCCTGCCGCGTTGTGCGGGCGCCTGGCGTTGCTCGCCGCGCTCCCGGGTATCCTGCCGCGGCGCCTGGCGCTGCGGGGCAATGCCTTCAAGGTCTGCCGGGTCTACGCCGAGCAGGCGTGCTGCCTGCTCGCGGTTGCGTTCCGCCTGCTCCTGGCGGAAGTTCTCCAGGTCGAGGGTATCCTCGGCCCATTGCATCAGCGCGTAGCCGGGATCGGGTGCATTCACGATGCCGCGTACCGTAGCCGCAGCATTCGGGTCCGTCCTGGCGCGAAACGAGAGCTCGTTTAACTGGCTTGCTGCCAGCGTGAATTCGTCCCTTCGGTTCTCACGCGAATAGGCCGCCTCGGTTGCCTTGAAGTTGTTCTCCAGAATGGCCGTTCTGGTGGCCTGCTGATATTCGGCCCGCATCTGCGCCGCCATGCCTTCGCGGAAGCCGGCCGGGTCGAGGACGGGGTCGGGCAGTTCCTGCGGGGGCGGCGCCGGCTGTTCTTGTCGGGGCGCTTCCATGCGTGCCAGCCGGGCTTCGAGCTCGGCAATGCGTTGGGCGGAAGGGTCGACTGGCGGCAGGCGGTAACTCGGGCGCTCTTGCGGGGGAGCCTCGGGAGGCTCGCGGGCGCCTTCCTGCGGCCGCTCCTCGGTTTCATCGGCGTCCTCCTCGCCTTCATCCTCCTCGCCGGCGTCCTCTTCGTCGTCGCCGACAGGGTCTTCCATCTGTTCGAGCGAGGTATCGCCGTCATTCTCGTCCTCGTCGTCGCCCATCGCCTCGGTGAAAATTTCGCTCTCGGTATTGGCCATGGCGGCGACCAGGAGGCTCTCGTCATCGTCGGACGTATCGGGCGCTGCCGCCCGCTGTGTTCTCGGTGCCATTGCTTTAATTCCTCAACAGTTCGTCCTGGCGGCGCTCGCGCCATGTTTCCAGGTCGGTCTTGACGGCGTGGTAGCCGCCGCCCTCGTCGCGCATTTCCTTGACGATCTTGAAGCCGTATTCGTAGGCGAGCTCGCGCCAGCGCCGCGGCCACTTGTCGAGTGCGGCCATATGGGCGAATTGCGCGTTATAGGTCACTGAAATCCCAAGCGGATGTAGGGGTTGAGGCCATTGTTGGCGGTCCAGGTTGGGTCCCAGTTCCATTTCGCGTTCGCGAGAGCTTTCGCCATGTAGCCATCGATGGTCGCGGCCTGGCCATGCAGAGCGGCGTAAGTGGAGACAGTGCGCGTGGGGTCGGACCAGACCTTGGTGGGGGAGCACACATACGAATACATCGTTGTGCTGGTGACGCTCTGCGATGGGGAGACGGTCCAGGCCGTGCCGGAGCCTCCAGTGATCGTGGTATTGGCTGTGACGCCGGCACCTGCGAGGTTCTGGCCGATTGCTATTGACCCGAGCAAAAGACTGCTCGACGTCAACGCTCCAGACGTGATCACCCCGGTGAACTGAGCGCCGTTGGTGGTGCAATTCGTGTTCCCGGTCCAGGTGTTCGCCACGCCGCTGCCAAGAACCCCGCCAGGGGAGTCGTGTGTCCCGCCAGCATCGGTGCCAGCAACCGCCGGAGGGCCATCATCCGGCCAGTTGAAGATGGTGTTCCCGGTCCATGTAAGTCCGTGGACACCGGCAGTGTTCAGGCTGGCAACGGTAAGCTGCCAACCCGTCAGGGCCGAAATCGAATTAACCCTGATCCGAAGACCGGCCTGTCCTCCAGGGGAGGCTGTCAGAACGTCCCCGACTTGATAGGCCACTCCGGTGTTGACGATCTGATAAGCGATCAAGTGACCAGGGGTGGTCACGGGACCTGGGTCCGCAACGAGCCCAGTAGACCAGGTTATGGTGTTGCCTGACGAAATGACGTTGTTCCATGTGCCATTGTAGGCAGCAGGAACCGCGCCATAGACAGTGATGGTGCTGGTATAGGTGCTAAGGCCGCCATTGTTTGCATTTTGAATGGTGTTGGTTCCGGCCGGGACCGTGCCAGTGGCATCATAAAAACCAGTGCCGCCATTGAGAACGCGCGTGACACCCGTGAAGTCATTCAAATCAAAGGTCGCAAGCGCCCCGCTTCCAGCCATACTGCCACTGAAATTTGTTAAAGCTACTCCAGGCCCCACCCCAACCGTCGAGTTGGATGGAAGGAGCCGACATCCCACACCGGCAGTGCCGTAAGTTCCCGCCGTTCCGCCAGACCCGGCGGCAGTGATTGAGACCCCAGCTGTATTGATGCTCGGGTAATTCGCAACCGGCGTCAGCACATCTCCGAGCAAAAAATTCTGACTGAAGGCCAAGTCATCGACAAAAAGCGGTGACGGGTCATCGATCGATCCGCCAGCACCGACATGGATGGTGTAGTTTGACACGCTAGTGCCGTGCCCTCCGGTGAAGTGTCCAGATTGACCGATGCACGGCCAGTATCCTAGCGTTCCTCCACTTCCAACTCCGGTTATGTTCATAAAGGAAGTGGTGCCATCAATGGCGTCGGTCCTGGCAAAATAGACTGCACCGCCGGAGGCTGGGTCTTTGTGCGCGATAATGTTGCCTGATGACGTAACGTTGTTTGAATTGAGGAAGTTGATACCTAGTGGAATTGGAGAAGTGATATGCTGTGGAAACATCACCACGTTGTTGGTGACGACTGTGCTGCTGGTCAGCGGCGGGTCACCCTCGACATGTCCAACGTCGAAGCTGAAAGAACCGCCATAGATGAAGTTGTTGTCGATGATGCCGCCAGATCGAAATTGAAACCCCTCCGATGCGCTTCTGGCGCTGGTGTTTCCTCGCCTGTTCCCGAATGCGGTGTCCCATTGAATGTAGGCGTTCCGAGAAAATGGGTCTCCTGCCGTGAAGGTAGCGTCAGTGTAGCCGTTCAAATCAAACACGTTCTCTTCGAAGTTTAACCCGGCAGCCATTGCGCCCCCGGCAGACTTTATGTCATCGGCGGTAATGCCACTGCCGTGGTCCGAGTCGGCGGTGTAGCTGTGGTCAGCCTGATTGCGACGGATGTTGACGTCAAAGTTCCCTACGCTGAAATTAATGCCGCCGTGAAACCATCTAACGCGACAATCTTCGATCAAAAACCCGGTTCCTCCACTAGGGACAGTTATAGCTACGTTGCCAGCAGTGTTGCCTACTCCAGAATAATTCCCCCCGCCTGGATCGCGTTGCTGGGCATAAAATTCAATCCCCATGATGGCGATGTGACCGCGAGTGCCGCCCTGCATCTGTATCCCAGGACGCCCATAGTACAGATATTCGGTTCCTGCTGGCTTGCCTGCTGCAAAAGCAGCGGATGAGCTTGGGACGATGATGATCGGCCGGGCGCGAGCGCCGACGTTTGGGCCATTGGTTGCGGAAGGGAAGTTCTCGTCATAGGCAGAGACGACCAACGGCTCCTGCTCGGAGAACCCGCCGAGACCGAAGTTGTCAGAGCCGCCTCCGGTATAGCTGAACGCAGTTTCGAGCGCCTGCCCGGTGAAGGTGTCGCCCATTCGTAGCAGCAACCAATCAGGCTTCCCACCACGGAGGCCGAAACTCGCAGCCGCACTCCCTGCTGTGCGCCAGTTGCCTTGCGTGCCGAGGCCAGTGCCGTCACCGGTCGTGAACCGACTATTGTTGTCGGGATCGTACAGGCCAGGACCGGTCCCGCCGGCACCCTTGATCAAGGTCTTGACCGGGCCATGGATTCCGGGCGCGGCGGTTGTGTAGGCCATCGTGGCAGGCCCGGTGCCGGGGCCTCCACATCCAGGTGAGCATAAAGTCAGCGTTCCGCTTGCGTCAGGGAGACCGGTACGGGAGGTCATCTGCACAGTAAGCTGACTTGTAACGCTCACTGCGACGGTGAAATGATTGCCGTTCGGGCTGGTGTAGATGTTGTTGACGACTGGGCTTGCGGCCGAGCTTAGAGCGAATTGCTCGGTGACGCCGTCGTCGACGAAGGTCGGGGTCGAGCCGTCGCGGAGGTCGTTGCCGAGGAAGTCCGACACGTAGATGATGTTGGTAACTGTAGCGCTGGGCTGTGCGATAGTGCTCGGGCCGATGCGGGTCCAGCCTGCTGCGCCAGTAGAACCGTAAGTGCCGAGGACGAGGCCTGGGACGAGAGGGCCGCCACCAACGGGAGCGCCATGACGAGGCCACGCAGCGGCGTGGAAGCTCGACATGGAGGCAACGACCAAGGCTAAAAGGAAACTCTTAGTACGCATTGATCGCCGACCCGTAGCCAGTCAGGAACTTCGCGAAGGTGTTGATGCGATTGGAAACCAACGCCATGTTGGCCGCCGTGATGGCGTTGCCCACGAAAGCAAACGACAAACGGTCAACGGAGAAAAGTATCGGGCTCCCAGCATTATTCGTGGCTCCTATGAGAAATTCCGTTGTTGGAGGCCCTGCCGAGGTGTCTGATCCATTGGACGCAAATGGTGTCGTGTTGCTGTTGAGATAAAGTGCGGTGGCGGAGCCGGTTGTTCTTGTTGCCACCCATTGACCCTTGGCGTCGGTGTTGGCGACCGCCGCCGAAGTGGTTAGGCTGTTTGCCGTGTATTGCGCCAAATTGCCCGTGAACAATGGGCGAATGTAGGATTGCGTTCCTGGTTCAAGCGTACCTATGGCAACGCCCGTATTGGCTGTTGTGTTGCTCAGAGTTACATAAACACCGAATGACAAACTATTTAGATTGGGGGGCGAGGCGTTGGGCGCTAGTCCTGTTGATAGATATTGAGACGATCCATTGCCCGTGTAGCCGATGTTGATGGTGAAGGGGATCGATGCCTGCGCGACGAGAGTGAAGCTGCTACTGCAAAGGTTCAACAGCGAAGTAGCCGAATCTGGCGCGGCAAGAACCCAAAGACCAATCAATTGGCTGCCGGTCACGCAGCCAACAGAGTCGGTTTCCAGTCCGCAGATCAAATTGTCGTAATTAGTCTTCTGCGGGTTGGTCAGACCGGAGGTGCGGGCGAGGAAGTTTGACGATGGCGTGCAGGAGGGCGTGAAAGGTGCGCCACCCGCAGGCGGGTTGTTGTACGCCGAGTCCCGCGTCTGCCAGTAGGCACTGGACTGCCTTTGCTGCGCCAGGCACACAATGCCAGCAAGCAGAAGCGCCCAGCCTATGAGGCGGTGCAACATCATAGTTGATATCCCCAAGCCGAGACGGATACGGTGCCACCAGTGCCTGGTGCTCCAGATACCACGTTGATTGCTGTGTTTGTTGCGCTGGACGGGATACAGGGGGAGAAGACCATTTCAGTCACGCCCAGACCGCTAGCGAGCGGCGCAGTCCATTGAGTGAAGTTCATGGTCGCGGTAACAACGCCAGTTAATGTGGCGTTATTAGTCACCGCCGCCGTAGCGTTGGCACGGATTGAGAACCCGCAGATATAGGTCTTCAGGCCGCCCGCCGAGGCTGCGAGCGTAGCGGTCGTGGCTGCGGTCGTGCCGGTCGCAGTGGCCGTGATCGGCACGGCGCCGTCTGCGTATGGAGCGGTGCCAACGGTGCCGATGTGGGCGGTGCCCGCGGGAATCGCGGAGTTAATGCTGGCGTTGACCTGTCGCAGACAGGAGACGACCGAAGTACCACTGGCGCAACTGGCGGCGTCGGTGTTGTTGCCTTCGACAACATCGGCGCCGTTTGCCACAGTGACGGCGCCGCCGCCCGCTCCGCCAGCGACGACGTTGACGCGGAGGTTGCCAGTCGAGTCAACCTGGAGCGGGGCCATGTTGGTGGTGGTCAGGGTGCCGGGCGAGGTCAGGAACTGTCCGAGCATCAACTGTCCGTTGGCCACAAGCGCGCTATTGTAGGTACTGGTGCCGATGCCCCAGTTCGCCGCGGTGGTCGGGTTGACGGTCCAAGCGCCGGATTGGGTGGCGGCGACGGTGCCGGAGACGGGCTGGGTGGTGGTGCCAGTGGGGTCGATTCGAAGAGGGGCAGCAGCGATACCAACTTCGGCACCTGCAGAGTTAGTATTGACAATACCTTGACACTGGGTGTTGGCGGCGGCGCAAAGGGACGTGCCGCCATGGGTGGAATCGAAGGCGCGGAAGATCGTGCCTGCGCCCTGCGTGGCGTTGTAGTCGGCCAGGGCGTAGATCGGCAGGATGGCGGCAAGGCCAAAATAGGCCAGGCGAAGAAAACGCAGATGCCATTTGTTCATGGCACACCTCCAAGCATGGCCTGTGGGCAACCTTTGGAAAGATCGAGCGCGCCACTACAGCCGATCGGCAACACGTTGATGTTGAAGATCCGCGAAGAAACCGTCGGCACCGTACCGGTTACCGAGATGGTGATCGGAATAATCGGGTGGGTCGCGAACACTAGGTTCACGTTACTGAGCACGGTCACCACGCCGGTCGACGAGTTGATCTGGAAAACCCCCAAAGGGTCGGTCAAGGCCCAGACCGGGACGCCCGTAGTGCTGCCGCCCGCGATGCTCGCGGTCCCGAGCGTGGTGCCGTTCGCTGACATTTCCAGGATCGAGGTATTGGATAGCGCGATGAACAAGCCGCTGGCAAAGTTGCCGGAGCCGTATCCCGTAGTCAGCAACTGCGCCGGCGCCGACGAGGCTAGGCAGATGAGAAGCGCCGTTATGAGCCCCCTCATGGTGAGCCCTCATCCTGAAGCACCATCACTGCTTGATGCCGAAATTGATCGCCAGGCCGGTCGCCGCCACCGTGGTGTCGCTATCGGCCTGCAGTCCGGTAAGGCAGAAGCCCAGCCCGTTGGCAAATGCCAAGCCATCGGAGATCGGCATGACGGCGCCGCCGCCAGCATTCGCTGCCCCGAACGGGATCGGCACCTTCCATTTCACCACCGAGGTGCCGCAGGTCGGCGCCACGGCAAGATCGTAAAGCTTCAGCCAATAGATCGCGGCCGTCGTATTGAACAGGCCGAGCACGCGAAGCTGCACGGCGCCGGAAACGACCAGGGTCGAGTTGGTGGAGGCGGCGCTGTCGTATTTGAGCGGCGCCGACTGCGCAAACGCGCTGAAGCTCCACGCTGTTGCCAGCGCGGCGAGAAGTAGTCTGAGCATTGGGGAGCCTCTTAAGCTGTTGCTTTGATCGGAGCGTTACGCCGCGGGATATTCTGCTTCGCCCGCTGTGCGTTTCTGTGCTTCTCTTGCGCCGCCAGCTCACGCATCTTGAAGACATGCTCTTCGCGGCGTTCCTGCATCTGGAGCGCAATACTGGCCCGTTCCGCATTGGCCCGTTCGCGCTCCAATTGGAGGTCGGCGGCGTTGTTCTGCATCTCGGCTTGCGTCGCAGCGGCATTGGCCTGGGTGGCCATGTGCGCCTTGGCAATTTCTGCCTGTCCGCGCGCCTGCGCCGTCTGTGCGCCGATTTGCGCGGCCTGTATCTTGGCCTGCACTGCCGGATCAGGAGCCGGTGGCTGGCTCATCATTTTTATGATCTTTTGCTTGATGCTGTCGGCCAATGGCATCAACTCGATCAGCGCGCCGGGTGGCACCGTCCCAGGCGGCATGTGCGAGAGTGTTTCAAATGCATCCTGCATCAGGTTGGCGTTGTCCGGCCCCTCGTCCAGCACGATCTCGACTTCGATGTCGCCGATCACATTGATGAAGCCGGGACGGCCGAATTGATCTTTGCCGAAACCGTTGATCTGGATCAGCTTCTGGGTGTCGTCGGTGCCGACCCGGATGAACCGTTCCTGGTTCCAGGTGCGTTTGACGATATTCCACACGGTACGATAAACACGCAGTTTCCACGCGCGATACGCCAATATAAACGAACCGAGTTCAGCGATGCCGGCCTTCTGAAGGTAATTAATCGCCACCCCTGAATGAAACGTGCTGTCATCCGCTCCGATGGCGTCGGGTCGTATGTTGGCAAACCCATCGATTTCGCTCGTCGCTGTCTGCATGAGTTGCAGTTGCGCCGCCAGGTCGGCCTGCCGATCGTCCGGCATCGGCTTCTCGAAGCCCTTGTTGTATTCTACCCATCCGTCTGGGCGCGAGCTTTCGCGGCGAGCTGTTTCCACATCGTCAACCGAGCCTTTCTGCGCGAAAGTGCGCGTAACGTTCGAGATAAAGAGCGCCTTGGACCGGCGCTGGTTGACTTCGTCTTGCGGACCTTTGAGGTTGCGGACGAAACCATAGCGATCTCCATCGTGGTCGACCGCGGCCGAGAACATCACGTAGCGGTTCATCGGCCTGTTGCGCTCATCGAGGAACGGCGACACGCCCTGATCAAGCAAAATGAAGCTGCAATAGAACGCCCAGTACCATTTGCCTTTGTGCTTGTACCAGTGCTCGATCAGTCGAAGTCTTTGCTCGTTGACATAGACCCACTTGAACTCGCGATCCGAATGTGTCGTGAGATCGAAGCCCGTGTCGACCATGAGGGTTCTAAGCTCTTCCTCCTTGTCGGGGAAAAGCTCGATTGCCGCCTCCACGTCCAACCATTTAGCAATACCCATATAACGGGCGTCACTAAAATCAGGCTTGTAAGAACGAGGATCGTAGAAAAAATCATCGCCGAAAATAAAATCACCGCCAATATCCGGGTCGCCATGGTCGCCTTCGATCAGCTTGAGCTCGATTCCGCCGATGCCGTCGATGGCGGCCTGCTTGGTGCATTCGAAGTCGAGATATTTGAAATCCATCCCATCGAGTGCGGCGCGGATGCACTGCGTGGCGAGCTCGGCACCCCCGGCATTCTTAGGCGATCGGGGAAAAGCCTTCGGGTCTTGGCGAAGTCGCTGCACAAGCGCTGTGATGCCGTCAACTTTTCGGTTGATCCTGTTGAATGTGATGATCGGTTGCTTGCGCTGCCGGAGGATGCGGATTTCCTCCGCCGTCCAGTGCGCGCCGTGGTAGTAGTGGCGCGAGACTTTCTGCTCCTCATATTCCAGCACCTTCGTTGCCAGATAGTCGGTGTATTGCTGCCGTAGCCGCGTGACCGGGAAATAGCCGTCCTCGTCGCCCGAGAAGTCGTATTCGTCGGGCGCCTCGGTGCCCCAATTGCCTACTGTTCCGGTCTGCGACTTGAAGCCGGGATTATTCTGCGCCGCCCGGCGCCCCATGGTATCGCCGCCGAATTGCCGCCCGCCGAGCACGCCGACGCCCGAGAGAATATTGCGCCTCGGGAGCTGATCGCCCGGATTGCTCTGCGATCGTGCCGGGAGGCCGCCGAATGCCATTACCCACCTCTACATTGCCAGGAAGCTATCGGTGACGGGCTCGTTCTCGAACGGCTTGTAGCCGGTCTCTTCCTCGAGGATCGGCGCCTTGGGCTTGCGCCCGCTCGATACCTGGTCGAGGAGCTGTCCCAGCAGCCCCAGCGCGTCCACCTGGTCGTCGTGCTTGCCGGCCGGGAAGCTCAGGAGCTCGGAGCGGAATGCCGCATACCAGGGCGCCGCGGTCGGGACGTGCAGCCCCTGCAGCGCCATGCGGCCGCGGATGGACTGCGCCCGCACCGCCTTGTCGCCGCGGGTCGGAAACTGCTCGCGCCCGATCCAAGCCTTGCGCTCGATCAGCCGCTGGTCGAGGAACGGCCCGATGCCGGACTTGATCTGGCCCTGCTCCTCGGCCCACAGCCACGGCTTCCATTCCAGCACGAGGTCGCAGACGCCCTCGACCCAGACATCCGACGAGGCCTGCTTGCGCCACAGATCCAAGAGCCACATCTGGCCCTCGGGATCGACGCCCACGATCACATGCACCGTGTAGTCGCCGCCGTCCGAGGTCACCGCATAGTCCGAGGCGCCATACACGTTGAGCGTGGCGCGCGCCGGCGCCTTGCTGTACGGCCGCAGCCACTCCTCCTTGAAATAGTCTCCGGTCTCGGGCGTCGGCCGCTGCTGGTAGAGCGCCGACCAGTTGCGCGGGATCTGGGTGGCCTTTTCCCGCGCCAGGAACCTGGCATAGCCGTAGGCGTCATCCCACAGCCATTCGCCGGGCGCGCGGCCCAACGGATCGTTCTCCTCGGCCTCGGCCGGCAGCGAGAGCACGCTCCAGCGGTCGCCGCTGCCTTTGGCCATCTCCTCGAGCACCCGGCCGGCCAGATCCACCTCGTGCCATCTGGTCTGAATCAGCACCACGAAACCGCCAGGCCGCAGCCGCGTCAGCAGGTCCGACTTGTACCACTCCCAGGTCCGCTCCCTCACCGTCTCGGAGTCCGCGTCCTCGCGCGAGCGGATCGGGTCATCGATGATGGCGCCATCGGCGCGGAAGCCGGTGATGCCTGTTCCAACGCCTGCCGCATAGTATTCGCCACCCGACGCAAGCGCCCAGCGTCCCGCTGCTTGGCTGTCTTGCGAAAGAACCGCCGCCAGCGTCGGGCCATGCTCGGCGATCAGATTGCGGACCTTGCGGCCCCATTTCTGCGCAAGCTCGGTGGTATGCGAGGCCGCAATGATCGAGCGGCCAGGCGCACGAGCCATGAACCATGGCGGAAACAGTATCGAGCCGTAAGTCGACTTGGCCGAGCCGGGCGGCATAAAGACAGCCAGACGATCTATTTCGCCATTGGCAACCTGCGTCAGCTTCTCGATCAGCAACCGATGGTGCCGCGCCGGCTCATAGCCGCAGTGGCGCGCCCAGGCGACCAGTGAAGCCCTAATGTGTCGTCGTTTCAGGAGGTTCCGGGCTGCCGTCTGCGGTGAGATAGGCGGCAAGCTCGTCGTCGGTGAGCTGTTCAACATTGCGGTTCAGATGCTCGCTCTTCTCGATCCTCATGCCCGAGAGAATGCCCTTCTCCTTGATGGCGGCGACGGCTGCGGCGGGATTCTTGATCTTCATGGCCAGGACACGGGCCTCCTCGGCCTCGGCGATCAGCGAGGCCACGGTGGTCGCGGAGCGCACCGCGGCGATGGCCTGGAGCTTCAGCGTGCGGGCCATGGCGGTGGCCTGGATTTCGTCAATGCGCGCTCTCACCGCGGGATGGTGCGCCAGGCGATGGCCGTTCGTGCCGGTGCAGGGCTTACCTTTCGCATAGCCGGCGAGTTCATTGGCCTCCACCATGCTCTTGCCGGATGCCAGCGCCTGGGCCAGCAACTCACGTCGGGTGTCTTTCAGTGGTCCGCTCATTGATGATTCCATCGACCGCCCAGTGGACGGCCTCCTCTATCCGCTGCCGGGAGATCGAGAACGATCGGCTCGAGCCGAACTCCCGCAGCAATGCCTTGAACGCCTGCGCCTGCGCCCGGATGGCCTTGACCTTGGCGAGCTTGTCGGCCTGCGGGTCGAAGCTGTGCGTGGTCGGCACGTCCTCCACGACCGCGGCGGCATCCGTGAACTGCTCGCCGCCGATCGTCTCGACCTTCATCCGATCGGCTCGTCGCAGTGCATTGGCCATAGCTTACCCGCCTTCGGGCGGGTTGCGGTTGCCGCCGCCGTAGTAGTTCCGCCCGCTGCCACCCGGGCCGCCGGTGCGCTTGGCCGGGGGGCCCTTGACGCCGACGCTCTTCTTGCCCTTGGCGCTCACCTTCCCGCCGGCCGGAAACGTCTTGCCCTGGCCGCGCGGGAACTTGTCGATCTGGTAGCGCGTCGGCGTCTGGCTCGCACCCACATGGCCGCCCTGCGTCGACTTGGAGCGCTGCGCCGAGCCTACCTTGCCGCTCATGCCCTTGTTGCGGCTCGGCGCCGACTTGGCCCGATCGGCCTGCGTCATCTTCGAGTTGATCTCATCGACCCGCGCAATGGCGTGGCCGAGGCCGTGCGCCTCGCCCTCGTCCTTCTGGCGGCCATGGAACGGCGCCATCTTGGACTTCTGCACCTTGGTGGAGTTGTTGATGGCGTTCTGCACGCCCTTGGACGACACCAAGCCGCGCCGCGCCAGTGCTCGCATCGATTCAGCCATGATCGCCTCCTATGCGACTATGTCGCCTTGGGTTCCGGCTCGGTAGACGGCGGGTCCGGGTCCATCTCGGCGTAGAGCGCCCGCAGCTCGGCCACCACGGCCGGCGCCGGCGCCGTGCCCTGTGCGTGACGGGCCGCAACATCGTCAACCGCCGCCTTGAACCGCTCCAGCCACGGCTTGGCCTGCTCGCCGAGCTCGGCTTGCTGCGCCGGCGTGAGGTCGCCCTCGGCCAACGGCGCGTCCTCGTGCTCGGCGTACTTGTCCTGCTTCTTGCTCATTTCCGGCTCCTCGCCTTGTCCAGCGCCCGATCGGAGATCAGGCCGCGCTTCTTGAGCTTCTTGACGCGCACCGGCAGCGCCGAGCGCTTCTTGCCGGTGTCGGCCTCGTTGAACTCACGGCCGACCGACTGCGGCACGCCGCCATAGCCGCCGGGCGTATGGGCAGCTGCGGCCATCAGTCGAGACTGGGATTGCGATACGCTCGGCATTCAGCGCCTGCCTTTTGTTTCACGGGAAACGTATCGCTCACACTGTCTGTTGTTTCTCACCAGCCCGCAGACGAGCTCGCACGTCGAGAGATCCTTGCCCGGCTGCTCGTACATGGCGCAGTCGGCACACTTGCGCCCCGCCATGCGATACATCACGCTCGGATCGCCCTTGGCCAATTTGAATGCGTCGGTGACGCCCTTGGCGCGGAATATCCGCAGCAATTCCTTGTCGCGCGCGCTCGGCTCGTCGAGATACGGGCCGGCCCACAGATCCTTCGGCACCTTGACCGGATCGCGCTTGGCGCAGGCCGCGAGCGCGCCCTCGAGCGCGTCCTCGTAACGATCGGCTTTGCCTTTGCCCAGGATGGCCTCGGCAGCCTCGTATTCCTTGGCGGTCGCCATGCCATGCGCGGCCTGGTAGACGTCAACGGGGTTATCGCCGTCGTCGACCGACTTCTCGGTGTGCTCGTGCTCGACAAAGCAGTTGATGATCTGTTTCCAGCCCATGCCGCGGACGCAGACCTTGCCGGCTCGCACATCGTCGTAAAGCCGCCGATCGATGTAGACCATGCGACTGTCGACCGACACGCCGCCCGCATACGGGATGTCGTGGCTAGTATCGAGCTTCACCGGCTTGGCGTAGTGCTTCGAGGTGTCGGCCTCACCTAAAACGAGGTACAGCTCTTCGGTTGTTTTCGCCGCGTGCTTCAAATGCCCTACTGACATCGTGAAGCCATCCATGGGGTGAGGGAGTGGGGCCGTCCGCTAAAGCGGCCACACCCTAGGTCCGGCGGCGTGCTGCCGGCCGGGAAAGGAAACGAGCGGCTCAGTCGGATGGGGGGGTCAAACCGCCCGTCTGTGCTGACAGGGCGCAACACAAAGAGTGTATATTCCATTGTCCCCTCAGTTCTAGGTGCCGTCAAGTTTTAAACGCATGGGCGGCCTTCTCTGCCCCGCCTATCCAACCCGTAGAAGCCCACCAGCGCCGTCAGCCCGGCCCGCAGTTCGGCCACCGACACCAACGGGTCTGGTTCCAGGTCAAGGATCGCCACCAACCGCACCGCACCCGAAGACCTAAGCCCGGTGTCCTGTAGCGCGCGCATGGCACCCAAATACATCTCCAACCGCCGCCGGCATTCGCAAGCAGCCGCCAGGCACACCATCCGCTCGCCGTCCCACCGCGGTACGCAGGCGTAGCCGCTGCCGTGCGCGCCATTGCCGGGTGTCCCGATACTCGCCCGATACTCGCCCACCGTCACCTGGAAACGCTGCCCAGCCTCGTGCTGCTCGTCGCTGATCGAGCCCATGAGGTTCAGCCGACCGAGCGCCGTTGCGGCCTTCTCGGAGAGCCGCAGGCTGGCCGGAAGCGTCCGCCGGTGCGGCTGCTCGCTGGTGGCGATACGGCCAGACAAGTCCTTGACTTCGCGGGACAAATATCCGCGTTGCGTGCGTTTTCGGCCGGCTCTGGACATGAAATTCGGGGACCTTCGGCAGTGATACTTACCTATTCGACGGCTATGCGAGCAACTTCGACGTGATGGGCGGTTCTTCGGCAGTCCAGCCTTTATCGCGGACGATCTGCTCAAGGCTGCGTCCGTCGCCCAGCCCGCTTGCTTGCTTCCTCGGAAGTCCGCTTTCTTTTTCGGGCGGCTCGGTTTGGCTCGCGCGCGCGGTTCCGAGTTCAGAAAGAGTTTTTCTTTCTTTCTTAGGAAAGGGGGGGACCAGCGGCTCGGAAATCTGTCGCGGCACGTGTTGCGGCAGGTGCTGCGACAGGTCGCGAAATTGCTTATTTATCAAGTTCGTATGCTCGGCGCCTTTTCGACCTGCTCGCGCTTTTTTTGCTCGCAGCTCGGCATCGC